AAAATCACACGCAACCTCTTTTTTGTTCTGTTGCACTACACCAATCGTGGCACCCGGGCAGAACTGTTGGATACGCTCCCTCCACTGGTCAGCGAGGAACTGTTTATGCACGACAATCATGGTCCTGTATCCCAACTTACACGCTATAGCCAAGGATACCGTCGTTTTGCCATAGCCACATGGTAAAGAAAGGACCCCATGACCTGCTTTAATTGCTGCTGCGAGGGCTTCGTTTTGGTGTGTGGAATCTCGGAGTTGTCCAACGAATTTGGTTTGGATACGAGCTGGTTCGGGTCGTTTGTCTTCCCGAGGCTCTCCAAGCTTAGTAGTTCCGTAGAATCTTGGAATGCATACTCCAGTCTTAGTTGGTCTGAAAACTTTGAAAGGCGGTGGAGGAAATCCATAGTCTCCATTGACCACAGGTCTTACCGTTAATTCTTTTTTAATTTCTTGGATTGGTCCCGTATCTACCAGATACCCTGTTCTTGTAAGGGTTGTCATCCTACTATACTTATTTAAAGGGTGAAAACTTTATATAAGTACAATGCCTGTCGTACACATTGAAGAAAATATTCAACAACTTAGGATTAAGATGCAAGGAATGCGTGAAGAAATTTTACGTCTCGAAGGTGTCCTTCGAACATTTGAAGGATTTAAGCAATCTGGTTTGGTCAGAATTGACCTTCCCAATCAGGAAGAGGAACTCGAGAGTATCCAAGAGAAGCCTGAATAAGCACCAACATTCCAAACCCCTTTGAAGTCCATTACAATTTCAACTTCGTCATCCTTTATTAGAGACTGAATGGGGCGTCCTTTGACGTTGCACATCACTCTCCTATAACGGAATGGCACCTTCACTGTGAGAATAGTGCCATCGAGGGGATTGTCGATGTTTTGATTCATAAGGAGATGTGATTTATTTGTATGCATTCGTTCTATAATTTCCGAGACTTTTACAGGAATTATAAAACGGATATACTTTTTATCATTGAAATCATACATAGGTTCATAGACGGTACCTAAAAACTTCATTGATTTCTGTTACGATATATTAAAATTAAAACTATAAGTAGTACCACAATCAGTAGCAAAACTTGTGAGAGAAGAATAGGTTGGAGAGGTTCCCTTGTCTCAAATTGTTGATGACTTAGAGCTCTGGAGACTTCCACCGCCGCCTCAATACTCGAATAGGGTGTCTTCCTAGGGGACATCATACCACACATTGCAACCTTGGGACACTTCCCAAAGAAAGGGAGTTGTCCGTGAAGACTGAGGACTCCCGAGGACTGTGTAAATTCCCAAGTTTTACCTTGCCATTTAGCACCCCAACCAATGCGTACCTCTTTGGGTTCTTGGAGTTCGAGTTGCCTAAGGACTTCAGCCTTTAACGCTTCTGGATCAGTCTTGAGAATATCCTCTGTGAGATTGCAAATAACACATGATACAGTCTTACCATTTGATAGAACCTTGGGTTGAAGTTTCCATTTGGTTTTCGCAGCAATTTCGAGATCTGTTTTGATTTTGATGGGATCTTCATAGTCGAGAAGAATATTGATAGCACCATATGTACTCTCACTCACTTTTTTCTTAGCATCTGGACCCCAGTTTTCAGCGAGAAAGTCTATGGCTGGGCTATTATCGAGACACAAGAAGAGCATACCATCTTGTATGATTTTACCATTTGAAAACTTAGCCATATATGTATCTTCACCATACGCGACACTCTCAAGTTCCGTTTTGAACACAAAGTTTCCACCAGCGTCCATCACTGCTTGTTCCATCGCATCACCCATGACTTTACCAGAAACCTTTTGTGTGTATGGCTTAGATAAACCAACATGATCTATATTTTTAACAAATTCATAGGCTGACATGACATCCCAAGTGACACCATCCATAATAAGGGGGAGGGTCTCTAGGAGAGTCTGACCCTTCTCAGAAAGTTCTCCCACTGCATCTTTCAATGATACATTTTTGAACTTATTTGGTTGTGTGAGTACTTTCGCAAATAGGATCATGAGAGTACCATAATCCTTCACACCAAGAGATTTGAGTGCAAATGATGCATCATTACCATCATCAGTTGGTACAAATATATCGTCCCAATCGATACCCATTTCACTAAAGAGAGACTTTGTATTCACAAAGGCACGATCAAATACGATCCTATGTGCGTGGAGATCTCTGACTTCTTCGTCTGGTTCCCACCACGAACCACCTGCGGATTTTTTTCGATCATAGAGAGTCACGTCGTGTTCTCCTGACTTGAGCAATTCCCACGCGAGGGACATCCCTGTGGGCCCAGCTCCAACGATATGAATCTTCATTCTATTAGTATCTCACAAATTAAATAAACCCAGTTTTTTTTCGCTCCTCGGGTGTCTTGATAGCATACATGGCACACATGAAAATGAGAGTGGAGAGGAGGGCGTACTCGATATCCCTAGTTGCACTGAAAGCGATGAGCATGAGGGATACAAAGCGGAATGTCTTATTTTCGAAAAACTTCTCGAGTCGAATGGGAATTTTGAAAGCATTACCCGAGAATAGACCTTGGTAGAGGATGATGACAGATAATAAAATTGGTTGACTCTTAACAAGAAGTTCTATCGGAGTGGTTACTCGACCAAACGCATTTGCGATTTTTACCATTTATATAGATTGAGAAAATTAAAAACTTTACAAAAAGTAGGATGCTGCTATGTGTAGCAAACCATATTCCAGCACCTAACCGGAAAGTAAAAACATGGAAATTTGCGAGTAAATTTCTATGGAAAAACACATTTGTAAAAGATAAATCCGAATTGGGTCGATGGACGAAAGATGAACTTCTCGAACTTGGTCCAACCTTTATAAAATTAGGTCAGATCGCTTCAACGAGAGGAGATCTCTATCCACCCGAATTCACAAAAGAGTTGGAATCACTCCAAGATGCTGTTCCTCCCGTGGAATTTAACACCATTGTAGATCAAAACATTTTCAAAGAATTTGACCCTGTACCATTTAAATCTGCGAGTATCGGCCAAGTCCATATGGCTGTACTCCAAAACGGTCAAAAAGTTGTTGTAAAAATAAAACGCCCAGGAATTCTGGATATCATGAAAGAGGATACAGATACTATCCGGGACATTGTACATTTTTTGGAACGATTTGGTATCGATACGGGGAACAGTTCGGGTTCAGTCCTTGATGAGTCCATAGAGTATCTCTTGGGGGAAGCTGATTATATACAAGAGACGAATAATGCTATAAAGTTTCGAAAAAGTATGAAAGATATTGATTGGGTAAAAGTTCCAAAAGTATATAAAAAGTATTCAAACGATGATATGATTGTCATGGAATACGTACCTTCAGTGAAGTTGACTGAAATTATAGATCCCAAAGTAAATAAGAAGAAGATATGCGAAGCCTTGATAAATGCCTATATCATTCAAACTATGGACAATGGTCTCTTCCATGCTGACCCACACCCCGGTAACTTGGGATTTTCACCCAAGGGGAAACTTGTATTTTATGATTTTGGATTACTCGTACCATTATCTGAAGAATTGAGAGATGGATTCACAAAACTTTTTGGGTTTATAATCACACGAGACACTGCTGGTATAGTCAATACACTGGTCAAATTGGGTGTGATCGTTCCAACATCTTCAGATGTTTCCGATATTGAATTGTTCTTTGAAACTATCTTGGGGTACCTCGAAACCCTAGATGGTTCTGGGATTGTGAATGATGACCTTGCCACCCAACTCGCTATGGAAAAACCATTTATCGTACCGACTAGTTTTGTGTACCTCGCCAAAGCCTTCTCCACTATAGAGGGGATATGTCTCAAACTGGACCCAGACTTTAACTATTTCACATACCTGGAACCCCTCATCCAACAACAGATAATTGAATCTGTGGATGTTGGGAACATATTCATGAAGACGACAGAGATTCCTGGGACAATTGGTAAGATAAATACGGCTGTCACGGGTCTCCAAAAATCGAGGGGGTCTATGAAGCGGACGATGATCAAAACACAACAGGAAATAAGGCTCGTCCAGTACAGCGTGGTGTGCGCTCTACTGGCTGAGAGGTTTGGGGACAATCCACCCCTGGCGACGTTTTTTCTTCTATGTACCCTATGGATTACTTTTCGTAAAAGTCGATAGACTTCTTCCCACTCTTCTTGGGTTTGTCACTCTTTTTGATCAACTTGTTATGCTCATCGAGGTATCCCTTCATACGACGCTGTTCATCACGGAAAACATCAGAGAACTTCTCTTTGATCTTGTCCACGTCAGTGTCACGTTCCCTTTGGATCTTCTTACTCAACTTCTTGAATCCTTTGTCGGCAGCGAATACGGTGAAAGTGTTTGTAATGGCAAGCATTTACTTTGTATCGATATTTAAATTTAAGCGCTTTAATTTTTCCTGAAACTCACGCCTCTCCCCCGGGGATTCAATCTCCTTTCCCGTGGCGATGGCTTCAATCTCTGGTCCAGTCAACTGCATGGCATTGACCCTAAAGTCCATGAATGCTTCCATCGTGATTGGGACCAAGGGCTTCACGAGGTTGAAGATGGCTGTCGCATAGTCCCGTATTTCCTGTTGCGCATGGGCATCCATACGGAGGTGAAGGTAGTGGAGGAGGTTATGAAGGTTAATTTTCCAGTAAAACTCCGTGTATGTGGATTGTGGGAGGGTACCACGAGCCTGTTCTCGGCAACACCCCTTATCTAGAAGCTCGTCATAGACAAGGAATGCATCATTCAAGTGTCCAGATACCTTATTATTTAGGGTATCACCAATGTCCACGACACCCTCCGACCCCTGGTGATTCACTTCAGATTGTCCACGGAGGGTATCGGGTTCGTAGTACTCCTTAGGCACCACTGAGTACCTCGCAGAGAGTTCATTTATACTGGCAGTGCGGTGACGCATGTGCTGTCTTGCGATATAGATGGGCATTTTGATATGAAACTTGAACTCGACCATCTCAAATGGGGTTGTGTGCCAGTGTCGTAGGAGATATCGGATGAGACCACGGTCTCCACGGGAAGTTTTGGTACCATCACCGTAGGATACACGCGCTGATTGGACGATGGACGAATCCAAATCCTTTTGAGGCATGTGATCCACGAGTCTAACGAACCCATGATCGAGAACATTTTCCATTATGGATGAGTATCCGTTCAAATCTTTAATAGGTACACTCGTCATCGAAAGGGACCTCTCCACAAAAATCATAGAGCTTATTCAACTTCTTTTGTGTCTCATCCATGGCATCTATAGCATCATCCACCAGTTCCAAGAATGTATCCAATTCATCGAGGGCTATACGATGGGTATTCCTTAGGGGTTTCTGAGTGTGAAACGCCGACTTGAGACGCTTGTTACTCTTGATGAGCTTGTCCAAGTTGGGTTTGTTCACGGCACACATACGGATGGTGAGACTCATTGTATATATTTTACTCACTTCAAATCTTTAATCAACTCCTCAATGTCCCGATAGTACCTCTTGAGGTCCTTCATGAACCTCTTGTTCTTCTCGAGGACTTCACATTCCACTTTGTTCAAATAAATCCATGCTAAATTTGACTTGGAGTACTTTGTCATCTTTTGATTCTCATTGGGTTTTCGAGCAACTAACTTCTTGGTAGTCTGCTTCTTTTTCGCGGAGGCTGGTGTGACCTCTTTTCTATTCACAAAGGACAGGGCTTGCATCACGGTATCTGCCAAGTCATCCTTCTTCTTGGACTTTACGAAGGTATCCACCCAATGTGCATTCACATCACTACTACGGATAAAGGCTTCACACCGCTCGATGGAGGCTTTCTTCCTCTTATTGTACTGTGCCTTCCCGGGACCGGAAATATCTGGAATCTTATTGGAGGCGTGGTAAATGATAGTCTCAGCCTCTGGACACTTGATGATGAAGTACGCGTGAAGGAAGTGCATGACTGAAACCATTTTCTTATTAAAGGAGGGCTGCTCCTCGATGAGAATAGTTTTAGCGGTGAGTACCCAAGGTCTTTCGTCTAGGTGATTTCGGAGGGACACATAGACACCATCTGCATGTTGAGGTGGAATTCCATCCACGTCCCATTCCGTGACAAGGTTCTTGTGGTCCTCATCGAGGAGACAAAGAGCTAAGTTCCTTATGCCAACGTCGATCGAAAGGATCATTGGTATAAAGGATTAAAATATCTTTAAGCACTCATCACAGCCGCTAAAATGATGACTATGCAACAACAAAGAGATGATGAACTTGATGATGCACTCAATACACCCGTATCAACACCGAGACCGTCGGCCAGACCTCCACCAAGACCACCGAAGAGACCACCGAGCAGACCACCCGCCAATTCACCAGTATCTCCACCCAAACCAGTCAAAAGATCAGAACCTGGTGCATCATAATCGTGAATTTCTTCACACTTGTCACCACAGTATTTCCCACAATCTGGCATTTCCGCTGAACACACTGGTTGGTCGCCAGCATCGTCGAGTTCCTTATATTGAAGCTCGGATTTGTCTAAATCGCCATATGCATGATCATCCCAATTACCTGGGAGACACACCTTCATACAATCCTTGACATCTTCCTTAGCCCCCTTGTATTGTTGGTCCAGATAGTAGAGACCACCCGCGGCGACACCACCAGCGAGTAAAGTATTCGCATTTTTCGCGAGAAAAGTTGCTTTTTGTCCTTTTGCACCCGCTCCTGCAGCATCATCGGATAATTTGGCTGCATCAGCGAGTTCATCAAATTTGGAGAGTTTCTGTGCATCAGTGAGCCCGGCCAATTGTTTGGCAAGGGCGGGGTCAATCTTAGCCAGGTCGTTCATCTTTGCTAATTTTGTTACATCGGGAACGCCTTTAGCTAAACCTGAAAAATCCATTTTAGCCAAAGTAGTTGAAATATCTGCGATACCACCAAGACCTTTAGCAACCCCTGCCATTCTTAATTTATATACTCTTAGAAATTAATTAGGGTGGGTTACATAATAGACCATCGTCACGCTCCCCTGACTTACAATCTTTATAGCAGATACCAGCTATACTGTGAGACCCCTCGGGGCACTCCCATCGATCATCGAGACCCTTCTTGATGCCAGCCGCACCCTCGGGTTGGCACCAATCGAGAACACCATTGTATTTGTATTGGCCTTGGTCTCCCTTGTTTGAGCATTTATCGTAGCACAAACCAGCCTGTTCAACCTGATCATCTCCACATTTGAGTGAATGGTGCTTTCTTTCTTTCGCGAGACCGATACCCCTTGAACCACGACTTTCCCTATATGGCCACGCGGGTTTCCATCCACCCCTCTTTTTACACCCTAAAAACCCATCACTCTTCCACCCACCGTTACACCCCGCACATTCCAAAAGAGATCCATTGAACCAGCCACCCCCCTTGTCTCCGCAGTTTTCATAACATATCAAACCCCGTTTGAGTGGATAATCTTTGTTAGATCCCTGACCACATTTTGGTTCGCATAGGGTTGGTACGGCTGCGTTTGGTTCGTACCCATCTGGACAATCTTCATAACACCTAAGACCTATTTTTTTCGGCTCACTCGCACGGCATATACCTGGTATTTTACCAACACCTCTGTACACTGGGTCGAGCCAGCAGTTAATCCCGTCGTCACGCATACCCGATGGGCATGCACCTACCGTGGCGGGACCCTGGGATTTCTTAGCGTATGAGGGGGGTGAGGTGAAGGCTCTAATAAATTCTCGTGTTACGACTTGACCAAAAATCAGTTCGGCCACACCTTGTCCAGGTCTCAAGTGACAATCCCCACCTTTAAATTCAAGACCGTAGCGACTGCAATATTCTCGTGTAAGTTTGCACACACCTGTATCGTATTGGTATTCGACACCCAATTTTAGTGGATCTATGGTCGGTGAAGTTGATTTAATTTTTCTCGACTTTTCACAGAAGGATATGAGACCACCATAGAAGCCAGCGATGGCAACTTTATAGGGGAGTGTTTTTGGAACCATCGTTGGATTATCTGATGGCCCGGACTCATATACGTAATAGGTATCAGTGTATAAAGCTGCCATAGGATCATCACCAGCTGGTAGAGGATCCGGTTGCTTGAAGAGATCGTTGTTCGCGAACCAGGTTTCTTTAGATTGATCGTTCCATTCTTGGACACCCCGTTGAGATAACGTGACCGCGATACGATCGGGTGTGCTCATACCTTCGTATAACTCTATCATGTAGCTCTTAGGACCCAAGATTTCTTGAAGTTTTTGGAATATAAATGTATCACGTTCCAGGTGGAAACGCATGGAAAGTCCGGATAAAAAAGTTACAAACTCCTCGGGCATTTCAGTATTTGGATCCACCTCCGCCTCCTCGGTAAAATCGGCAACTATATTGAGAAGTGCATCATCTTTTAGAAGTTCTTCTAACATATGTTTATCATTTACTTGTGTCATTGCATACTCCATC